TCTCTGTGATAGCCGCAGCCGATGACCCTCAAGTCAATAACATTACAATTTATGGAGGCACTCAGTAATGCCAGTTGTAACAAGTGCTTTAAATCTGGTTGGAAATACGTGGTCCGCGTCGGGATCTCTGCCTCTGGTTCGATCCAGGGGGAATCGAGGCAGTAACTCTAGATTCCAGCTCAAGAACATTAGCGCGGGCGGATACGACGGCACTAGCGTCAAAAGCGACTTCAATGTGCAATCGGGCGTATCGTGGTCAGCGGTTGCTGCTATCACGATGTTGCGCTCGTCTTGCGGCGCGGGTGAGATGAATAATCTCTATTACATCGAGCAAGGACTTGATGTGGAGAGCGCCGGCTTTGCGACCGGAGCGCAAAAAACGACGCTCTCTAGCTCGGGTTCATACACCAGTATGTTTACCGTGAATTCGGCCCAAATTGGATGCGTTTATGTTCCGCTCTTTGGGCTTCTTTTTGGGCAGGGCGCGTATATCACTACGGGTCCAGGGTACTCAAACGTGTCTAGACAGCTTAACTCTGCTGAGGTCGCAGCTTCGAATACGGCAGTGCCTAGTGGTCGAGCTCCACCGACAATGGTGTCTTTTAGTAATCAACTTTGGAACTTCCAAGGCGCCCCGGATGGGTCAGGAGCCAACGGGACCACGACTAACTATTCATGGAATGAGTCCGCATGGACCACAAATACAGCAGCGAGCATTGTTAAATCTGCTCATGGTGGCGCTGGGTATAATAATGCAGGGTTCATCTCCATAGGCGGTATCAACACTGCTGCTGATGCAATGACAGACGTCGGTTTTTTCAACGGGACATCGTGGTCTTCTATCCAAGTTCTCCCCATCGCTACTTATGGGTATCAAGGGTGCGCATCGTGAATATTGAAGAACAGTTTAGAGACCTCCTGAGCCACAACAAGCGGTATTGGTACTCGTATCAGAGCCCCCTGACTTGTCTTCTCGGCTCGGACGGCGTCGGGCACGATAACATTCATCCTATGGATCAGTTCCAGGCTGCATGCCGTAACGCACTCACGATGTACGATGCAGTTACGTCTATGCGCGAAGATCTTGAGCTTAAAGAGATCGACGTGGAAGAATTCTCTCACGCTGTGGCTAGGTTGAGTGGACTTGAAGAGAAAAGAAACGACGTAAAACTCAGGCGCGCAAAGCGATCAGTTGAAGCACTCAAGATGCAGATTAGCGAGCGAGAGGAAGCGTTTGGAGTGTTCTATAAGCACGCCCAAGCCTTGCTCCCTTATATCTCCGCTCGGTGGGATCATATCGACGACGCATTGCCCGAGATGTGGACCGCTCGTGTTGCTTACAATGCGCAGGTTAAGAATCACCCACTAGGACATGAGTTCAAGGTAGCTCTCATGACCGAGAGTCAGAAAAGGGCTGTTCACGAAGCACTGGAATTGTCGAAGGACTTCCATATGCCTGACTCTGAGTCAGTTATGCGCGCAGCTCAGGTTCTAGGTGATAAAATGAAATCTCTCCCCAAAACTAACCCTGCAATTGAGGCTAAAGAATGAGCCAGTATAGAGGCATCCAGTTTGGATCAGGCAACCCTGCTACTAACACTGGGCTGTCACCTACGTTTATCATGTTTGCAAAGCTCGACACTGGCACTACTACGCTCCCTCCGGGGATCACTGAGACTATTGTAGGAAGTGGTCTTTACTACTTCATTTATGGTGCGACGGGTCCAATCTCTTTCACGGTTGACGGCGGGTCGGCCCTAGCTACCGCAGACAGATATGTCAGCGGGACCATGGACCCAGTGCAGTCGGTTGACGTGCGCTTGGGTTATACGAGCGACTCGTTTGGCTCAACGCTTACAGACCCGGCTACTGCGATTTCTTACCTAAAGCGCACGCTAGAATTCTTGGAAGGCAACGCGAACTACGACAAGGCGACTGCTATATGGAGCGTATACTCTCGTGGGTCGTCTACACTTTTGCGCGTAAAGACACTTAGCAATACTTCGAGCGACGCAGACAAAACTTGATCTATTAGCGTTCATGGTTTGTTATCTCCCTCTGGAGATGATGAAAAATGAACACAAGTATTGACCTATGTTGCATCATGAAAAATGAGGAGAGGAATCTCCCTGAGTTCATGGCGTCGTTTGCCCCGCATGTAGACAAGGTGATTATCGTTGATACCGGGTCAACGGATGGGTCAGTCGAGCTAGCTAAATCCCTCGGGGCGGAGGTCCACCACTTCAAGTGGATCAGCGACTTCTCCGCCGCACGTAATTACTCATTCACTCTCGGGGACTCGGCTTACGTCATGTGGGCAGATCTTGATGACTCACTACGCAACTCCGAAGCGTTCAAGATGTGGAAAGCCGAAGTCATGCCTTTGGCAGATTATCACCTAGCTCCGTATCAGTACGCGAACGACGGGAAGGGGAACTCCACTTGCTCATTCATTCGCGAGCGAGTCGTGCGCCGATCGATGGGGTTCAAGTGGAAGTATTTCCTGCACGAAGGGATGCGCCCAGACAGCGGAAACCGTCAACCCTCTGTCGAAATGGCGAATGGCTGGGATATCTGGCATCGCCGTACCCAGGAAGACCTGAACGCAGACAGGATGCGTAACCTGAGCATGTTCCAGGCACGAGAGCGTGAACTCGACTCTCGGATGCAATTCTACTACGGGAAGGAACTGTTCGAAGCTGGGTTCTGGGATCAATCTCTCGACTGGTTCAATAAGGCTATCGTAGCGCCAGAGCTTGAACCGCACGACCGAGTGCTCGCATTTCAATACGTTGGGTACGCGTTGCTTCACCTCGGGCAAAAGCAGCTCGAATTCGCTGAGAGCTACAAAGACGATTCCTACCGTCAAAAAGCTAACACTTTATTCCATGAGTCCATTGGGCGCTCGCTCGATGCGCTTCAGCTAGACCCTCACCGGGCTGAGTTTCACGTCAACATCGCCGATGCGTTCCTGAAGGCTGGAGAGGCTCCAAAGTCCATCCCATTCTATGAGGCTGCGAAGTCGTGTCAGCTCCCTGGCGGAGGCAAGGCTGGGCCGGTGTTCAACTTCCTGCCTATGTACTCAGAGTATCCCCGCACGCTCCTAGCGCAGATCCATGCGCAAATGGGGAACTTTCCTAAGGCTCAGACTGAGGCCGAGGAACTCTACCGACTGCACCCGAGCGAGCAGTCTAAGAAGATCTTAGATGAGATCAATAAAGCGTGCGCGTTCAACGTGATCTCAGCCGATGCGAAAGATTGTGACGATATCGTGATTTCGTGTCCGGGTGGATTCCAAGCGTTCCCATGGGATGGCGAGACGTACAGGACGTCATTTTGTGGAGGTTCGGAGACAGCTGCGATCGAGATGGCTGAGAATTTCGTGAAGCTCGGGCGTCGGGTGAAGATCTTCCAAAATCGAGACGCACCACTGACTAGTTACGGGGTTGAATATCTCCCGGTGTCTGGGTTGTTTGATTATTTCAAAGAGCATAAGCCTTGGCTTCATATCGCATGGAGGCACTCCGAAAAGCTCACGAACGCGTTCACAATCGCGTGGTGTCACGACCTGATGCTGCCGGGCGGGGAAAGAACTGCGAACTACGACTACGTCACTGCTTTGACACCTTTCCATTCGCGCAGACTTCAGACAGTGCAAGGCATCCCTCTCAATAAGGTCTTCCTCACTCGAAACGGGCTAAATCCAGAGAAGTTCGTCACAGAGCCTATCGAGCGGGATCCAATGCGATTCGTCTTCTCAAGCTCGCCTGATCGGGGACTTGATCGGGCTATGCTTGTGCTCGACCGCGTGCGGGAAGCTCACCCTGAGGTTAGTCTGACGATTCACTACGGTATCGAGCACCTAGAGAAGTACGGTCTCGGGGCGCTCCAGAAACAACTCGGCAAGATGATCGACGAGCGCGCGTGGGTTAAGTACGTCGGCAAGACTTCGCAACCGGATCTCATTAGGTCATTTAAGAAATCGTCTTATTGTGTAGCTCCAGCGGATTGGATAGAGACATCTTGCATCGCGTCAATGGAGCAGCTGTGCAGTGGTGTTTACCAGATTCGCCGAGCAGTGGGGGGGGTTGTTGACACCCTCGAGGGGGCAGTCATGCGAGGCATGGCTGAGGTATTAAAATGCCCATCAGAATACGGACTCTTTAGCGCCAAAGATGCCGACACCTACGCAGCCGCAGTGATCAAGGCGATGGATGAGAAGCGATATCTGCGTGTTAAAGCTGATCCAAACGATTACGCATGGTCAAAAATAGCAGCCGAGTGGCTTGCGTTCAGAGATTCAGTTAAAATCGGGTGACGGCTTGATTCATCATCTCCCCGTCATCATGATAGACCGCTCGACTCCCGATGGAACGAGAGTTGGGCGGTTTTTTTGTTACTAGACGAGCAAGCTGATACTATAAAACGTAGTGGCCAATCCATTTGATGTTCAGATAGCGGGCGATGCATTAAACTCGATGGGGTTTACAGCGTTCGACACAGTAGAGGGCTTGGGTCTAAACACTTTTGGCTTCCTCTGGCCCCTGGACGGAATCTGGGCTCCGTGCTGTTCCGCAGAAACGGTCACCTGGACCGTACATAGCTGTTAGTTTTTCGAGCACCCCTCTACTCTAGAGGATTCGAGTAGATTCCCAAGGAAAGGGACATTGCTCGTGAATTTCTCAGAACTACAGTCCGAAGTTAGCTACTTTCTCGATGACCTAGACTTCGGGTATCACACTCGCGTAACAGTTCAGCGATACCTCAACCAGGCGCAGAGAGAAGTGCAGAAGCTCTTACTCGCCTCGGCTCAGAATTGGTATAACAAGTGCCAGCAAGCTACGACGGTTGCTAACGCGTGCGCATACTACCTCCCGAGCGACTTCCTAAAGATGCATCGTGTAGAGCTTGTACTCTCGGGTACTGCTCCCAATGAAGATATCAACGTGTTGGAAGCGGTCACTCTGAATCAGCAAGACCTAGTGGAGTCAAGATCCGGAACTCCTACGGCATATTGCATCCAGAAGAACCAAATTAAGCTATTCCCAGTAGACAACACAGCCACGCACACCCTTAGAATAACTTATAGCCACAGGGTTTCGGATATGAGCGCGGACACCGATGTGCCGGACGTGCCTGAGGAGTTTCACGAGATGCTGGTTTTACTTGCAGCTCGAGACGGGTTCCTACGGGATGACCGAGCGACTCTCGAGCTTGATACAAAAATCCAAGCGTATAAAAACGCTCTCAAGTCAGACGCATCTGACAGAATTCAATCTCGCGCTCGCCGAGTGGTGGTGACCCGCTCTGGCGCGGGGGATAGCTGGTAGATGGCGCAGATAAAGGGGAAATCGGAGGAGTACTTAATGCTTGGCGGGATCAACACCAAAGCATCCGAATACGCTACGGGTCCGCATGAGTTTCTAGATCTCCAGAATTACAACTTTTCAAAGCCCGGTGCGCTGACTAAGCGTGAGGGATCGACTCTCTATGTGGGCGCAACGGTTGTAGGCCGGATCACAGGGCTCTATGAGTTTGAGCGCCTCAATGGCTCGAGCTACCTCATCGCAACGGCAAACACCAACGCCTACACAGTGACAAGCTCGGCATACACGGTGTTTAAGAGCGGACTTACGAGCGGATCAAACTGGGATTTCCAGACCTTTGTCGATCGGTTGTTTGCCGTCTCTGGAGCAGACGCTTTTAAATACGATGGGACAAATAACCCCACTAACTTATTCCTGCCCTACGGGGTATCTGGGTTCGGAGTCACCGCCGTGGTTGGCGGAGGATTGTCCGGCGTATTCCTCGCAAGCTACGGGTATTTCAATGACCGATCGTACTATGGGCCTGCGGCTCGGGGGATAACGATATCCCTAAACGGATCAACATTCGGGTCGATTGAATTTTACGGGTTAACAACCCCCCCTGGGTACGGCGTGTCTGGGTACGCGTTCTATAGATCTCAAGCCGAGTCTATCAACATGTTCCAAGCTGCGACGTCGGGGGCAACGACGAACTACACTCTCTCGGGCACGACTACGCTGACTTCGATCGCTGCGCCTGCTTATCTTTGGTTGACCCAGATTCCTAAGTACATCTCTCTGTTTAGTAATCAGATGATTTACTCAGGGTTCTCAGGCGCTTTGTCTACATTCTATATTTCTGACATCGGTGAGCCCGAGGGAATTCCCCCTGAGAACGTGGTCGAAGTCCGCACGAACGACGGTGATAAGATCATGGCGACCCAGGCGTATTCAGGGACGCTTTTGGTGTTTAAAGAGCGGTCTATGCACCGCTTGACTGGTGACAACCCAAACAACTTTGCGCTCCAAGAGATCACGGATCAATACGGGTGCTTGAGTAACCGTGCTGTCGTTCAATATAAAGACGTGCTGCTCTTCTTGGATCGCAAGGGCGTGATTCAGTTTAACGGCGCTAATATCGAAGTGCTCTCCGACAAAGTGGAGCCCTACTTCATACGCATGAACGTGTCGGCTGCTAAAGAGACGGCAACAGCTGTGCATGACAGGCTAAAGAACCAGCTTAAATTCTCATTCCCCATCGACGCATCCACCGTCAATAACATCACGCTTGTGTATGATTACATGACACAGGCCTGGACTACAGAGAAGGGTTACAATCCTGCGATCACTACGATGGCCAAGCGCGAGCTCTCCGCGCCTACGGTTTTCTACGGCGGGTACACAGGGACCATTCATAACTTCGGGGCGTCTCTCCTGGGCGATAACGGTAACGGGATGACGTGTGTGATTAAAACTAGATTCCTGGCTGACATGGGGAACTCGATCGAGAAGCAAATGAGGCGAGTGTATCTCGACTGCGCGACGGTCGGTCCGTCATCACTGATCAACGTGAACTTCTATCAAGACTACGGAGCAAGCATCGTGCTCACACGTTCTATGTACCAAAACCCGTTTCAGAGCCGAATTGATTTCGGGATCATGTGTAAGAGCATGGCCCTTGAATTCACGCACGGTTCTACCGGAGAGCCTTCGCAGATCAACGGTTACACTGTAGAATATAGAATGCAGAGGCGAGTGTGAGGGTAACTATCACCACAGATCTAGCGAATATAAAAGAG